TGACAGATATTTTATGTCTGATATAATTGACAACGTAAGGAGGTGGTTAAAGTGCAATATAAAATAAAAGAATACCGTCTTTCTAAAAACATAACTCAAACAGAATTGGCTGAGAAAGTAGGCTGTAGTAGACAATATCTTAATGAATTAGAGAATACAGATATAAGAAATGTATCGTCACACTTACTTTTAAGAATTGCGAAAGCACTAGATGTTTCAGTTGAAAATATTTTTTTAGATAGACTGTCTGATATATCAGACGAACATGCTTAATTACTTAAGAAAGGATAAACATGAACGAATTATTAAAAATTAACACAATTGATTCAGAACGCATCACAGTATCAGCAAGAGATCTATATGAATTCTTAGAAGCAACTGAAAGATTTAATAGCTGGTTTGAACGAATGACACAGTATGGACTTACAGAGGGGGAAGACTTCAACCCGTTAAAAAGTTTACGGGTTCAAACAGAGGGCAATAGAGAAGTCCAGCGTGAAGTTGACGACTACCAGCTAACCATTGACACAGCGAAACAAATAGCGATGCTTCAGCGTAACGAAAAAGGCACACAGGCTAGAAAGTACTTCATTCAAGTTGAGAACGCATGGAATAGCCCTGAAAGAGTAATGGCTAGAGCACTAGAGATTGCACATAAAACAATCGCTACATTAGAGCTGGAAAACAATGAAATGAAGCCTAAAGCCTTATTTGCTGATGCGGTAGCACAATCTGACACCAGCATTCTTGTATATGACCTTGCTAAGTTGATTTGCCAAAACGGCGTAAAGATTGGTGGAAATCGCTTGTGGACATGGTTAAGAGATAACGGGTATATCTTCAAACACTCGTGTGAGCCTACACAGAAGAGTATGGAAATGAAGTTGTTTGAAGTTATCGAAAGAACCGTACAGAGAAGTGGACATGATCCAAAAGTTACACGCACAACGAGAGTTACTGGCAAAGGGCAAGTGTACTTCATCAATAAGGTTTTACAGGACTATGGCAATCAAAAAAACTGATATTCAATCACTCAACTATCTTGCATTACAAGTGCTAAACGATAAACAGAACGAACCTGAATTCAAAGCAAGATACGAAGAGTGGAAAAAGAAAAATGGCGCACCCACAGCAAAGGACAGCGCCAAGTGATAGACCAAAACTATCACTCAAATTCTAACACAGAAAGAGGGAAAAAACATGATTAAAGTTGAAAATCGCGGTGGAAACGTTGCATTTCAAGCAGAGGGAACGGCGCTTGATTTAGCACAAGAATATTTGGCAATTAGAGGATTTAATAGAAATGATTTCAAACGTAAAAAAACAAGATTTTGAAAACATTGAAGAACTTGAAAAAGGGCTTGGAATGTTGGAAGAAGACGGCATGACACTAACGGAAGACGTGCTAAAAAAGGCGTTTGGAAAGAAGATGAACTAACTATGAAGATAATCAAAAACACAATTAAAACAGTATTAGCCGTTGTTCTAGGGCTTGCATTTATCGCATACATGATAGGAAACGCCGTTCTTCAATACTCTTACTCCCAACGCCCTTTGACGGCTGAAGAAATGGCAGAGTAAGGCTATGAAAATGATATGCAATCATTGCCAACGGATATTCAATGACGATGACATGAAACATCACTATGGCTACATGGACTACTCATACAGAGAGTATAGAACATGTCCGTATTGCGATAGCGAAGACGTGGAAGAAGTCGAGGAAATAGACCATGAAGAAGATTGAAATTATTGAACTTGGCAATCCAATTTTTAAGAACAAATACGAAAAGCCACAGAAAAAGCCAAAACACATTAGAAAAGTGGACTGGGAGGGCAAAAGAAATGGATTTACAAGCAAGATATAACAGATTAAAAGAACAAAATCGCATGCTGATTGAAGAAGCAAAGCGGTATGAAAAGCAAATTGAAGAGTTACAAAGCAAAATCAGCAAGTTAGCAGAATTAAACCAAAAGGCGTTTGAAGTGAATATCGAACTAAGCCATAAGCTGCTGACCTATGACAAGTTAGATCAAGTCAAGCGCTTACCAGTACATGAGGGAAAAAATGAAAACAGATAATCAAAGACGAGAATTTGAATTTGCACTTGAAACCGTGTTGAAAGCATCAGACCAACGCATTAAGAGTATAAAAATCAACTGGGACGATACAGATGAAAAGCACAGGGCAAGGGCAAATACTGTAACAGTTACATACACAAACAATTTAGAAAGAATAATCAACGTTGCATATAGTGCATGGCGTGCCATTGCAAGCGCTGTAATTCATCAAGCATAAGAAAGGGTTAAATATGGACAATCAAGACACAATTTTCTTGCAATCAGAAAGCAAGCCTACAACAAAAGAAGAACCAAAGAAAGAAGTAAAAGCAGAAAAGAAAGACGTTAGTAAAATGAACATTTATCAAAAATTAGTGATTGCACGTGCAGAATTAGGCAATCGCCCTTTGAAGAAATCAGGCTTCAATAAGTTTTCGGGGTTTCCTTACTTTGAACTAAGCGACTTCATTTCGGAAATCACCAAGATTTTTAAGGATTTGAACCTTGTTTCAATTTTTAAGATTAAAACCAATGAATTAGGAATTGAAATAGCATACATGAATATTTTGAATGCTGACAATCCAGCTGAAACAATCGAATTTGAAGCAAGTACAGCCGAAGCAAATGTAAAAGGCGCTACACCTATTCAGATGCTAGGTGCAAAACATACATACATGCGCCGTTACTTATGGCTAGAAGCGATGGAAATTGCCGAAAATGATGCACAAGATGCACAAGATAAATCTAAAGAAGAAAAGCCAGCAACACAAAAACAGTTGGCATTAGCATCATTAGGACAAGTGAAAATTCTATCGGCACAAGATCCTGAACGTATAAAGAAGATGCTTGATTATTACGGCGTTAAAGAAATCAAAGAACTAACAATGCAACAGGCAAGTGAAGCAGTTAAAGCATTCAGTAAAGAAAAGAAAGCAGAGGAAACACCTAATGAATAATGAAATCAAAATCGTTGAAAACCAAATCGAACTACCTGAAGCCGTACGATTTGCGTTGCAGAAGTTGAAAGAATTCCAAATCACTAAGCAAGAAATGGACAATCAGGAAAAGGAAATCAAACAAGCAATTCAAAAGGCGATGGAAGAAAACGGCATCAAGTCATTTGAAAATGACGATGTCAAAATCTCTTATGTTGCACCTACACAGCGTGTTTCCGTGGATACAGCAAAGATGAAAGAAGAGGGCATCTATGACCTTTACACAAAGACAAGTGAAGTAAAGGCAAGTGTCCGACTCACTTATAAATGATTGAGTTTATACCTGACTATCATGTGTACTTAGTGGACGGCGTTATTACACCGTCTGCTACACAGATAATTAGAGGACTTATGGGGGATATGTATTCAAATATCCCTCAATATATCCTCAATGCTAAAGCAGATTATGGAAACACAGTCCATGACTTGATAGAGCGTTATTCCTTGGGGGAAAACGTGTACGGACGATACAATACTCATTCTTATGAAAGCATAGCCTTAAAACGTTTTAAAACGCTTCAGGAAGAAAACAGTATCAACATACACGCATGCGAACAGCCTATGGTTTATTACCATGACGGAAGCCCTTTGTATTGTGGCACATATGACATGATTGGGACGGTGGACGGCAAGCATGCAATCATAGACATAAAAACAACGTATCAGTATCACCCGTTGTATCTCAGTTACCAGCTAACACTTTACAAAATGGCGTATGAACAAATGACAGGTGAAAAGATAGAAAAAGCCTATTGCGTGTGGCTTCCTAAGAAAGACTTAGGGCAACTGTACGAGGTTGAATTGCTAGACGAAAAGGAACTTTTAAAGGTAGTGACTGATAGTGAAACAACGTACTGATAGCATTCTTCAAACTGAGAAAAAATGCTTTATCACAGGATCATATGACGTATGTCTTCATCATTGCATTTGTGGAACAGCAAATCGCAAGAAGTGCGATGAATGGGGGCTTTGGGTATGGCTCAATCCTAAATTACACAATGCATTACATACGACAAATCCGTCATTGCGTTATGAATTACAGCACAAGGCACAAGAAGCCTTTGAAAAGTTATATGGACACGAAAAATTTATGGAGGTATTTCACAAAAATTACCTATGAATAAAGACTATGACATGTGGCTAGAAATAGAAAAACTAGCCAACACATTAAACGCTACAATCGAGGATTTTTATAAGGCTGGTATCGAGTTAGCAAATAGTGAAGCCAACTATCAAATCAAATTGCGCTCTCAGGCACTCATAGAACGTGCACAGGGCGTGCCAGTTACCATGATAAGTACTTTTATAAAGGGACATGCTGAAGTCGCTGAATTGCGCCAAAAACGTGATATATGCGAAAGCCGA